TTGTTTTACTTGCGGACTTTGTTTTTTTTATTTATTACTTGCGGACTTAGAGCAGCCAGGTACCAGGCATGCGGACTTTTTTGTTTTGCTCGAGGCCTCGAGGGCAGCGAGCTCTCGCACCAGGACAAAGGAGGCCTACGCCTCCTCCTCCTCATCCGGTGCATCAAATGAATAATGAACAGTGTTCTCGTTTACATTGATGCGCATCCAAGGAACCGGACATTCTAGCAGCCAATCAATAAATGATTCTGGCATTCTCTCAAAAGCATCTTTCATGGTTTGACCTCCTTTTTTATGTCATTTATTGATGAAAAGTAATCATGTAATTCGTTGATGTGATACTGTAAATCAAGGAGACACTCGCCAATGGTAATTGCTGAACCTTCTCTATCTTTTGGAATGTCCATCAATGTTTTTGGTGCTGTACAAAAAGGGCCAGACATATCAAATTGGCTGTGGTCATATTCTTTTATGATGTCATCATTAATCGAATGACTCTCTAGTGTTTCAACAACGTCATTGATGTCGAATAACATGTTTGCTATGTAATCTTTGTTTTTGAATGAGGCGCTCATATTGAGCGCCTATTGACTAATTGTTCGGTAAATTCTGGATGTTGATCTAGGTGTTTAACTATTCTTTTGTACCAATAGTTTATTGCCCATCTTTTTGTTTCTTTCCAGTTTTCGGATAAAGCTTCCGCTTTTTCTTTATGCTCGACTAGATCCATTAACTTGATGACAAATGCTTTATAGCTCATTTCTCACCTCCATCTTTTAACAATCTCTTTCCGATTTTTGCTGGACTCTCGCCAGTTTTAAGCGCTTCATCTAGTAAAGATTGAGCGATTATCTCCTCTAATTTATCTTGGGAGTTTTGAGGTAATGTTCTTAATAACTCTTTTATTTTATTGTCGTTCATTTTCGTTTAGTTCCTTAGTTTGAATGTTTAGTATAGCATCATCGTTTCATATATTAAACGATTCGGCAGCCATTTTATTACAAAAAAAATGGGAGATTTCTCCCCCATGTTTTTTATTCTTCGGATTCGGTTAAGTAATCCAATAACCAATAAGCAAACATGCCCGAAAAGAAACACGTTGCTACCATTAAAGAGCCTTTCACTGTGTTCACTTCTGAACCGATCCAGACAATGGAAATGCCGATCCAAGCCGACATAATTATAGAGAGTATTTTAGATAACATTTTATTTTCCTTAGTTTGAAATTGTGGGGGGATTTCTCCCCCCGATGGGTTTATCGAATGTCGATTCGATTCGTTGCCTTTTGTGGTTCGATTAGAGTCGTACCGAAAGCAATATTGTTAAAGACAGTTTGTAACTGTATTTTATTGTTTGCGGTTCTTTCGTATTCGATGCCATCAAAAAGATGTACTTTCCTTTTAACGATTTCGATTCTTTTCTCTTTCCGATTCTTTTTAAGAAACGGATTAACAATTGATCGAAATACTTTCTGAAACGTTTGAATCCTTCTTTCCGCATCTTTCACATGTTGCGGTTTTGAAGCTTTCCATTCTTTAACAATCTTTCTGTCGTTATCGAACTGTATTTTTAAATGATCCATCTTTCTTTCCTTAGTTAGTTTTCGTTTTCATCTTTTTAAAAAAGATAACCCGATTATCGGATATTTTTATAAACATTGCAAACATTTATTATATTTTAACCTTGCATAAAAATATTAGACTTGGCACGATTTGTGCAGCGAGAACAAGCTGTCATACTGTACGTTTATACAGTACTAGACGAGCTCTATGGCTGCAGCCATCTACTGTACATTTATACAGTACCAGGTTCCCTAGGGGTCAGGTCTTGAATTTTGCCGATTTTTATTTTTCTAGACCCGACCCCCCCCAACGTGTTGCGCAGATAATGTTATATATATAATATCAATCACCACATACAATCCTGTGAAAAAAGTATTTTGAGCAGTCTTGCCCATATACCTGAATCTGAGATGAAAGAGATCCTGATGCTCAAGGAGAGGCTTGCTACTCTTGAGTCACAGGACAAGTGCAGAGACTCCTTCATGGAGTACGTCCGGTACATCTGGGATGGGTTCATTGAGGGCGAACACCATCGCCTCATCGCAGATAAGCTCACAGAGGTCGCTCAAGGCAAATGTAAGCGTTTAATCGTCAACATGCCTCCCCGACACACCAAATCCGAATTCGCCTCTGTGTACTTCCCTTCGTGGATCATGGGACTTAAACCTGACATGAAGATCATGCAGACCACTCACACCGCTGATTTATCCATACGTTTCGGTAGAAAGGTAAGGAATCTTATGGACACGCAGGAATATAAGCGGATGTTTGATAATGTTTCTTTGGCGGCTGACTCAAAATCTGCCGGAAGGTGGGAAACATCACAGGGGGGGGAATATTTTGCAGCAGGTGTCGGTGGAGCCATCACAGGCCGGGGTGCAGATTTATTAATTATTGACGATCCGCACTCTGAACAGGACGCATTATCCCTGACTGCCATGGAAGGAGCCTACGAATGGTACACATCTGGCCCCAGACAGCGTCTACAGCCTGGCGGAGCCATCGTTATTGTCATGACACGTTGGTCTACCATCGACCTGACAGGCAAATTATTGGGCAGACAGGCCGAAAATCACGCAGATAACTGGGAAGTCATTGAATTACCTGCCATTTTTGAAGACTCAGGCAACGTATTGTGGCCAGAGTTCTGGAAAAAAGAGGAATTAGAGTCGGTTAAGGCCTCGATTCCGGTGATGAAGTGGAATGCGCAGTACCAACAGAACCCCACTTCGGAAGAAGGAGCCATTATCAAGCGAGAATGGTGGAATATCTGGACCAAAGACGCACCACCCCACTGTCATTACATCATTCAGTCCTACGACACCGCTTTTTCCAAGAAAGAAAACGCAGATTACAGTGCAATTACCACTTGGGGCGTGTTCAGTCCTGGTGACAGCATGGCAGATGCGATTATCTTGCTAAATGCAGAGCGTGGCAGGTGGGATTTCCCTGAATTGAAGGCCGTTGCCTACGAAGCCTACCGTGAATACAACCCTGACATGGTGTTGATAGAGTCTCAGGCCAGCGGTACGCCCCTTACGCACGAGCTCCGCATGATGGGCATCCCTGTTGTGAACTATCGCCCCAGTCGAGGGAACGACAAGATGACCAGAGTTCACTCTGCCAGCCCTGTTTTTGAGTCAGGACTTGTTTGGGCTCCCGATTTCTTGTTTGCGGAAGAAGTTATTGAGGAATGTGCATCTTTTCCTTTTGGAGAACACGATGATTATGTAGACTCTATGACACAAGCTGTACTAAGATTTAGACAAGGTAACTTTATATCCCTTCATTCTGACGAGGTTGAAGAAGAAGTGTACCGAAAAAAGATTTCCTACTATTAGAAAGGACCACGGCCATGGTAGCAAAAGCAATAGCAAAGTTATTGAAAGAAGGCGCTAAAAAAGGCTCTAAAAAAGTTAAAGATGCAAGATCAAAAGTTGATGAAGCTTTCACTCCTAAAAAATTAAAAGAGAAAGAAGCCGAATTAAAAAGAACTCAAAGAGAAAAAACAGAAAAAATAAAGAAAGAAACAAAAAGTGATGATCCTGTTGTTAGAGCAGGCTCAGAGACTAAAGCTGCAAGAAACAGAAGACTTGCTAAAAATAAAAGAGAAAGAGAAAAGTTAAAAAAAGAACAGACATCAGCCTCCAGACGCAGACAAATTGGAACTGCTGTAGGAGCAACTGCCATTGGGTCTGGCCTTACTGCTGGCGTTGTTAAAGGCGTGCAGGACAAAAAAGCGAGAGAGAAAAAAGCTGCGGATACTGCAAAAAAGGAAGCTGATAGAAAGAGAAAAAGTGAAAGAGTAGACACTGCTCTCTCTGCTTTTGCTAAAAAATCAAAAGAAAGAACTGCCGCTAAAAAGAAAAAAGCGGCAGAAGCTGCCGCCAAAAAGAGAAAAGAAGCTGCTTCTAAGGTTAAGACTTCTCTTTTTGGAAAAGTTACAGGTAAAGGTCCGAAAGATCGTAATATCACGAGGGGAGGCAAGAAGCTGGCCAATGTCACTCGTGAGCAGTTGACCAAGCTTGGCCTTGATCCTAACAAGAAGAGTGATTTGAGAAAGTATCTCAATGCATTTGATCGAATGGGAACACGCCCCACTAAGAAGTCTGATCTTGTTGCAAGCAAGAAAATGGGTGGCATGATGAAGAAGAAAGGTTATGCAATGGGCGGCATGATGAAGTCCAAGGGCATGGCCAAAGGCGGAGCCATGAAGAAGAAAGGCTATGCCATGGGCGGATCTGCCAAGAAGTTCCCCGATCTGAGCGGTGATGGCAAAGTCACGCAAAAAGATATTCTTATGGGTCGTGGTGTTGTTAAGAAAAAAGCTGGCGGTATGATGAAGAAGAAAGGCTATGCTTCTGGCGGTATGATGAAGAAGAAAGGTTATTCCAAAGGTGGCGCAGTCAGAAAGAGTAAACGAGGAATGGGTGCTGCAACTCGTGGAGGCGGAGCGATTATGTAGTAAGGCTTTTGACCCTTTTGAGGGTCGCAATTGGGTAAATGGATAAAAAAGTATGGCGTATTTACAAAGTAATATTCCTCACTTTAAAGCATGGGTGAGGAGAGAGTACACGGTCAATCACGAGCGATACCATGGTGAGTTTTTACACGCCATGGTCATTGCCGTGACTACCCTGCCTAGCAGGTGTTTGAGCTTTCAAGTTATCTTCACCGGGTGTGAAGCTGACGAAGAGGAGGGAGAAGAGAACATACATGGTGGAGCTATGTGGGCAAGGATGCCCATCACGGCTCTGGTAGGAGATACACCCTTTGAGGACTGGCCTGAACCTATGCCAGTCTGGGCCGCACAGCCTTGGGATTGTTCTTCCAGACACCATGCGGTGTATGTGTTAGAGAGATGTCAGCCATGTCCGTGGATTGCAAAGATAGACGGAGAGTTCTATCCTGCAAAATATCTCTTTACAGTTGACTACACAGAGAGTGAAATAGGCGATGATCCTGCACAACATAAACAAAGTCATGTGATGGAGTTGTTGGATGCAGGAAAGTGGACAGGTAACATAGTGGCATTACCGAATAACAGAGTGAGGGTCACGCACCCTGCTTGGTTTGAGACAGGAGAAGGCGCACCGGATTTTAAACCGTCACAGCATATTCATTATTCCAAGTCGGATCTTGACTACACGCTTGACGTAAACCAGATATTTGACAATCTCTACAAAGAGACTGAAGAAGAGTAAATCATATGGCCATTGAACGTGGTGTTGACGATATAGATAAAGCTGATCTGAATATTGAGGACAACTCAAAAGAGATTGAAGTTGATGTAGAGCCTGAAGTAGATGAATATTTTGCAGGCATTGATGACGATCAGAACGAAATATTAGAAGACGGCACGATGCTTGTAGGCATGCCCCCTGCACCAATGATGGAGCAAGGCGGAGACTTCTTTGAAAACCTCGCACAAGTTATTGGTGATGATGATTTAGGGCGTATCTACTCTGACTGTATGTCAGATTACGAAGACGATAGGTCATCTCGTAAGGAGTGGGAAGAGCAGTACAAAGAAGGGCTTGAGTTCCTTGGCATGAAGTTCGAGGAAAGAACTGAACCTTTTGAGGGTGCATCCGGCATCATTCATCCGTTACTCGCAGAGTCAGTCACACAGTTCCAAGCACAGGCATACAAAGAGATGTTGCCTTCTGGTGGTCCGGTCAAGACGCAGGTAGTGGGTATGATGACACCCAACACTGATCTGCAGGCCGCACGAGTTCAGGAGTTCATGAACTACCAGATCACGCAGGTGATGAAGGAGTATGACCCTGAGACTGACCAGATGCTTTTTTATCTGCCCCTTTCAGGCAGTGCATTCAGAAAGGTTCACTTTGACCAGACGTTAGATCGTCCGGTATCACGGTTTATTCCGTCTGAAAAGATGATCGTGCCTTATGGCGCATCCAGTTTAGATAGCGCAACCAGAATTACGCACGTTATTGATATGTCGATCAATGACGTTAAAAAGCTACAACTGTCAGGATTCTACAAGAAGTCTGATATATCTTATCGATCCAGTCCGTCTTACACCGCAGACGGTGTGAACGAAGAGATTGATGAGTTGCAGGGCGTTAAACCGTCAGGTGATTCAGGCTCTGATGAATGTGAAATCCTTGAGATGCACATTGATCTTGATATCCCCGGTTTTGAGGACGTTGACGCTGAAGGCATTGAGACAGGGATAAAGCTACCTTATATCGTTACCCTTCTTCCAAGGCAGTCTACGATCTTATCGATTCGGAGAAACTACAACCAAAATGATCCGATGCGTAAGAGAGTGGACTATTTTGTTCACTACAAGTTCTTACCTGGGGTAGGGTTCTACGGATTTGGCTTGACCCATATGATTGGCGGTCTGTCTAGAGGTGCTACCTCAATACTCAGGCAGTTGATTGACGCAGGCACACTGTCCAACCTACCTGCAGGTTTCAAGGCCAGAGGCATTCGTATTCGAGATGACGATGTGCCTATCCAGCCCGGTGAGTTCAGGGACATGGACGCACCCGGTGGGTCATTGCGTGAAGCATTGATGCCGCTACCTTTCAAGGAGCCAAGCGGTACGTTACTTAATTTGTTGGGCATGCTCGTTGATGCAGGCAGACGTTTTGCTTCTATCGGAGACATGCAGGTAGGTGATGGCAATGCTGAAGCACCTGTCGGTACGACCGTAGCCTTACTTGAGCGTGGCAGCCGTGTGATGAGTGCGATTCACAAACGATTGCATTATTCGCAGCGGATAGAATTTAATCTGTTGGCAGGTTTATTCAGAGACTATCTGCCACCGCAATATCCGTACATGACAGCCAATGGTGATCAGAGCGTTAAGCAGTCTGACTTTGATGATCGGATAGATATCATACCAGTCAGTGATCCCAATATTTTCTCTATGAGTCAGCGTGTGATGCTGGCGCAGGAAATGTTGAGAATGGTGCAGGCCGCACCAGAGATACATGGTCCGATGGGCATGTACAACGCATACAAGCGTATGTATGAAGCGATGGGAATACAGCAGGTAGATCAGATACTACCGCCCCCACCGCCTCCGCCAGAACCAAAACCAGTTGCAGCGGCAATAGAAAATGCAGGGTTTTTGGCAATGCAACCTGCTACGCCTTTCCCTGATCAAGACCACATGGCGCATATATCAATTCACATGTCGTTTTATAACTCTGCTGTTTGTCAGGCGAATCCGCAGATACAGGGATTGGTCATGGCGCATGTTTATGCACACATTGATATGATGGCAAGAAACCAAGCACAACAAGATCCAGAGATCATGCAAATGCAACAACAAATGCAAATGATGCAACAACAACAGCAACAGATGCCCGGCCCACCTGGTATGCCCGGTATGCCGCCACAACAACCTAATCCTCAGATGCAGCAGATGCAAAAGCAGATGCAAGGGATGATGGAAACCAAGGTGGCACAGATCACTGCACAGCTTGTAGATCAGATCGCACCAGCCTTTGAGCCTAAACAAGATGAAGATCCGTTAGTCGGGCTCAGAAGAGAAGAGCTCAACATTAAAGCGGCTGACGTAGAGCGTAAGGCAGAAGAAGCAAACAAGCGGTTTGGTCTTGACCAAGAGCGTCTTGATACGCAAAGAGAACTTTCTGAAGAAAGAAACGACATACAGGTTGATATTGCAGAGATGAAAGATCAAACTGCGCAAGATAGATTAAAACTTCAGCAGGCTGTACAGATGGGCAACCTTGCTGAGAAAATGACTAAAAACTTTTTCGGGAACTAATCATGACGAATAAAGTAGAGAAAGACGGATTCACGATTAAAGATCAAGGCAGAGTGGACTATGCGAAGATTAAGCAAGAGCCCACCAATGCGTCTTCAAAACCCGGTATGGGAAAAGGTAAATCAAGAGGCGGTGGTGCAGCATTAAGAGGCACTAAGTTCTCAGGAGTTTATTAAATGTTTCCCTCTAATTTTAATATTCCGATAGATCAATCAAAGCTTCGAGCTCCCTCTGTACCAGGTGGCATACCAGGGGAAATAATGTCCAGAGAAGATTTTGAGAGAATGAAAGCAAAATTAGATTATCGTCAGGGGAGACTTCGCCCACCAGGGATGGAACGTCCGGTAGATTACCCAAGACCAATTCAAAACGTGCCAAATCTGCCGCCAAGACTAGATCAATCCGCTCTTGACAGTATTAGAGAAAGATTAGGCGGTCGCATGGGTATGCCTTCAGCACAAAAGCTAACTAGGCGAATATTTAATCCTAATCAACCATCTTTTAACTTTGGTGATATAAGAAGTTCATATCTTCCAGGCGAGATGGATTTACCCTCTAGCGTTATGGAAAAAATTAGAGAGTCTATAGGAACTCCAGCAGGAAGAAGCTACGAAGATATCGTAGCCGCTGGTGGCGGAGGCATTAATCCTGGTGGGATGTTTGAGGAAGCAGCGTTAGGTGGCGATGACATGATCATGGAAAGACCAGACATGCTTGAAACGCCACCTGCAGGCGGTATGCCTGGTCCGGTAATGGAAGGAACTCCTCCCACACAACCAACACCGCCTACAGGGGAAATGCCTCCTATTGGTAATAATCCAGAAGATTCTTTTAACATTCCGCCTGC